GCTCAGGCAAGTCTTTCATGGCCCTCGACATGGCCGCAGCAATTGCTCGCGGAGTGCCGTGGCGGGGTTGCAAGGTGCGCCAGGGGAGGGTGGCCTACATCGCTGCCGAGGGTGCTGGCGGCTTTCGCAAGCGCCTGGTGGCCTACGCACAGCACAACCAGGTCGACCTTGCGGGCCTACCCATCGGGGTGATCCACGCCGCACCCAACATGATGGAGAAGACCGACGCGGTCGACGTGGCCAAGGCGGTGAAGTCATGGGGCGGCGCCGACGTCATCATCGTCGACACCTTCGCCCAGGTCATGCCAGGCGCTAACGAGAACGCGGGCGAGGATGTGGGCAAGGCCCTGACTCACTGCAAGCGCATTCACGAGGTCACCGGCGCCATGATCATTTTGATCCACCACGCCGGCAAGGATTCCAGCAAGGGCGCCCGGGGCTGGTCGGGGTTGCGCGCTGCAGCTGACGCCGAACTCGAGGTGGTGCGCGAGCCTACGGGCCGATCGCTCAAGCTTACGAAGTCCAAGGATGGTGAGGACGGCCAGGTGTGGGGCTTCGACCTGGACGTGGTGCAGATCGGTGTCGATGAGGATCTTGACCCCATCACGAGCTGCGTGGTGATAGAGGCAACTGCTCCAGTCCCAGGGGTTGCTGAACGAAAACTCGGGCCGGTTGAGGCGGTGGTCAACGCGGTTATTCAAGAGTTTGCCGTGACTCAAACCAGTGGCATTGAGGTCGGTCCGGTGATCGCGGAGTCGGTCAAACGGATGGATGCACCAGCCGATGGGAAGCGCGATTCACGCAAACAGCGGGTCAGAAGAGCGCTTGAGGCGCTTTGCAGTGGTGACAGCGCACCTTATTGGCTGGGCGACGATGGTTGTATTTCTGTGTGCTGAACGTGCAGAAAAATACAAACAATGACTGCAACGTGCAACGTGACTGCAACGTTGCACCGTGTTGCAGTGTTGCGCAGCTTCAAAAAGTGCAACGCAACGCAACGTGTGTCTATAGACACGTTGCAGTGTTGCACTGAAGCGGGGGGTTTTTGTTGTCTGTTTGCAGTTTATTACCCGTTCGTTGAAAGGACTGGAAAATGCAAAAACTGATTGCGTTGAATGAGGCAGGGCGCAGGATTGGACAGGAACATCCTCGGGCCAAACTTTTGGACCTGGAGGTCGAGCAGGTGCTGGAGTTGCTGGAGTCGGGGCTCAGTTATGCGCAGGTCGCCGAGAAGATGGCGGTCAGCAAAAGTTGCGTCGCGCACATTGCCACCGGCCGACGCCGTGGCCAGAGCGTGGCGCGCGTGGTGCGGGTGTCCGTGGGTTAACAGGGTTGTGAAAGGATTGGATCATGGGACGACCAACGAAATACAAGCCAGAGTTCTGCGACACCGTCGTGGAGCTTGGTGCGCTTGGAAAGAGCAAGGCACAGATGGCTGCGGCGCTGGGCTCAGACCGCGCAACCATCAACCGCTGGTGTGATGAGCACGAAGAGTTTCGCGTCGCGATCGCGCGCGCGAGGGACCTGGCCATGGCCTGGTGGGAAGATCAGGGCCAGCGCGGCATGTGGCAAAGCCCCGAGGGCGAGCGGCTCAATCCACAGCTCTGGTCGCGTTCCATGTCTGCACGCTTCCCGGATGACTACCGCGAGAACAACAGGGTCGAGCTCACCGGCGCCAACGGCGGCCCGGTGCAGACCCAGGTGCTGATCGCCACCGGCGTGCCGACCGTGGCGGACGATCATTCCGACCTAGCGTAGCCGTGTCCGTGACTCGGGTTTGATGGGCAACAATTAAGCCCATGAAATCCACTGACATGACGGGGCAAAAGTTTGCGCGCCTCACCGCGTTGCGCGAACACGGTCGAACGCACGATGGCAAAGCCACTTGGGTCTGCCTATGCGAGTGCGGCAAGGAGACGGTTGCGATCGGGAAGAACGTCCGCAACGGGAACACCAAGTCGTGTGGTTGTCTGCGAGCAGAGCGCGGCACCCAGAACGCCACGCATGGCCACAAACGTGTCGGGAAAACATCACCAACGTACATGAGCTGGATGCGGATGGTTTCGCGCTGCAACAACCCCGCCGGGAATAGATGGGCCATATACGGCGGCCGCGGAATCTCGGTGTGTGAGCGTTGGACATCGTTTTCCAACTTTCTTGCGGACATGGGTGAACGCCCTGCTGGGCGAACGCTCGACCGCATCGATGTGGATGGCAATTACGAGCCAGGCAACTGCCGCTGGGCAACTCCAACCGAGCAAGCCCGCAACCGCAGAAAGCGCGCAGCATGACCACGATTGACTTGGGCTACAGGCCCCGCGAGTGGCAGCGCCAGGTTCACTTAGCGATGAAGCGTTTCACGGTGTTGGCGTTGCACCGGCGCGCAGGCAAAACAGAGCTTGCACTGCGCCATCTGCTGGACCGGGCGCTTCGGTGTGAAAAAGACCTCGGCCTGTTCTTCTACGTCGCACCGTTGTTGAAGCAGGCCAAGACCATCGCCTGGACGCGACTGAAGCAGATCACCGCACCGCTGGTCATGCACGGCTTGGCCGAGACCAACGAAAGCGAGCTGTGGGTGCGGTTGAAGACGAACGGCGCCGTCATACGTTTGTATGGCGCCGACAACGGGGATGCAATGCGCGGTGTGCGCTTAGACGGTGTGGTGCTCGACGAAGTGGCTGACATACGAGCGGAGACTTGGCGCGAGGTTCTGCAACCCGCACTGGCCGACCGCCTTGGGTTTGCCGTCTTCATCGGCACACCGCACGGCATCAACCTGTTTTCGGAGCTGTTCTTCAAAGCGCGCAACCTAGACCAGTGGCACGCAGCGCTGTACACCGTGTACGACACCGACGCTTTGAACCCCACCGAGGTCGAGCGCTACCGGCAATCTGTCGACGAGAACACGTTCAAGCGCGAGATGCTGTGTGACTTCGCCGCCTCGGGCGACGATCAACTGATGAGCCTGACCGACGTGCAGGAAGCCAGCCGGCGCCACCTGCGCAAGGACGAGTACACCTACGCCCCCAAGATTCTCGGCGTGGATCCTGCGCGCTTTGGGGATGACCGCAGCGTGATCTTCGCCAGGCAGGGCCTGTATGCCATGGCGCCCAAGGTCTACCGCGGCATCAACAACATGACCCTGGCCGACAAGGTGGCGCAGGAGATCGAGCGCTTCCAACCCGATGCCGTGTTCATCGATGCCGGCAACGGTGGCGGCGTGATCGACCGCCTGCGCCAGCTGCACCACGATGTGATCGAGGTGCACTTCTCAGGCAGCCCGAGCAATGCGCGATACCTCAACAAGCGCGCCGAGATCTGGTTCGAGGTGCGCGACTGGCTGCGTGCCGGCGGCGCGATCCCCGACCTGGTCGACTTGAAGCAGGACCTGGCCGCACCGACCTACCGATTCACGCCGGCCGACAAGATCCAGCTCGAGAGCAAGGACGACATCAAAGCGCGTGGGCTGCCCAGCCCTGACATGGGCGACGCGCTGGCGCTCACCTTCAGCTTCCCCGTCTACGTCGATCACAGCGCTCAGGCTCGAGCGAGGTCCATGGGGCTGCCGACCATCGACGAGGCCAACAGCCTGGACTACGACCCCTACCGACGGCTCTGAGTGTCCGTGTGGCCGTGAGCCCCCCGCACAATGCCGCGAACCTCTGAAGGATCGCAGCAATGTGCCTCTCTAGCCCAAACATTCCCGCACCCCCGCCACCTCCTCAAGCTGTCAAGCAGCCTGACTCGATGGCCGTTAGCGCGAACATGAAACGCAACCGCAGCTCTGCTGCCATGGGTGGCGGCTCACTGCTGACCGGGCCGATGGGCGTTGCGGCAGCACCGACAGGCAAGACTAGCCTGCTGGGCGGGTAATGGACGAACCGATCAACAAGCGGCAGCGCATTCTGGCCCGCAAGTCGTCGCTGTGGAACGAGCGGTCGAGCTGGATCAACCACTGGCGCGACATAAGCGATTACCAGCAGCCTCGCGCTGGTCGGTTCTTCGTCACTGACCGCAACCGCGGCGACAAGCGCGCCAACAACATTCTCGACAACGCTGCCGTGTTCGGCTCGCGCACCCTGGCCGCCGGCATGATGTCCGGCATGACCAGCCCGGCGCGACCCTGGTTTCGCCTGGAGATCCAGGACAAGGACCTGATGGAGTCGGGCGCGGTCAAGGCCTGGCTGCACGACACCGCGGTGTTGCTGCGCGCGATCTTTGCCGGCTCCAATACCTACCGCAGCCTGCACACCCTGTACGAGGAGCTGGGCCTGTTCGGCACGGCTGCCACGATCGTTCTGCCAGACTTCGAGAACGTGCTGCACCACTACCCGCTGACGGTGGGCGAGTACGCACTGGGCACCAACCAGAAGGGCATGGTCGATACGCTCTGCCGCGAGTTTCAGATGACCGTGGCGCAGCTGGTCGACCAGTTTGGGTTGGAGAACTGTAGCGACACGGTCAAAAACATGTACAACCGCAAGCAGCTCGACAGCTGGGTGGATGTGGTGCACATGGTCGAGCCGCGTCGCGACCGCGACTACAGCAAGATGGACGGCAAGAACAAGCGCTTTGCGTCTTGCTATCTCGAGCCAGGCCGCGAGAACTTCGACAAGTTCCTGAGCGAGTCGGGCTTCGATCAGTTCCCCGCGCTCACCCCGCGCTGGGTGGTCACTGGCAACGATATTTACGGCACCAGCCCCGGTATGGAATGCCTGGGCGACGTCAAGCAGTTGCAGCATCAGCAGCTGCGCAAAGGCCAGGCGATCGACTACCAGGTCAACCCACCCATCACCGTGCCGACCAAGTACCGCGAGGCGGCCAAGGCGCGCCTACCGGGTGGCGTGTTCTACGTCGACAGCCAGGGCAGCAACCAGGCGATCCGCAGCGCGTTCGAGGTCAACCTCAATTTGCAGCATTTGATGCTGGACATCCAGGACGTGCGCGATCGGATCCGCTCGAGCTACTACGCCGACCTCTTCATGATGTTGGCCAACGACACCCGCAGCGGGATCACCGCCACGGAAGTCGCCGAGCGCCACGAAGAGAAGCTCCTGATGCTGGGCCCTGTGCTCGAGCGCCTGCAGAATGAGCTTTTGAGCCCGATGATCGACATCGCGTTCGACTACGCCGAACGTGCCGGCATCCTGCCCCCACCCCCACAGGAGCTCGAGGGCACTGAGCTCAAGGTTGAGTTCATTTCCGTGCTGGCCCAGGCGCAACGTGCCGTGGCTGCGCAAGGTGTCGACCGCCTGCTGGGCACCGTTGGCAACCTGGCACAGCTCAAGCCCGAGGTGCTCGACAAGATCGACTTCGACCAGGTGGTCGACGATTACGGCGACATGTACGGGGTCAACCCGAAAATCGTGGTGCCCGACGAGAAGGTCGCAGCAATTCGCGCACAACGCGCACAGGCTGCGCAGGCCGCACAGACTGCTGCCGTCATGCCGCAACTGGTCGAGAGCGCAAAGACTGCGGGTGACGTTAACGTGCAGGGTGTTCAGGATGTGATGAACGGCCTGATGGGCTACGGTACGCCGAGCCCGGCCATGACCGGAGGCTGACAATGGCGACCTTACTCGCACCCGAAATCGACGAAGCGCCCAACGCCTCGCTCACCCTTGGCGCCGACGCGCTGGCCGAGATGGGCCTGGTAGCGGCCCCGCCTGTTGGCACCAAGTACCAACTAAAGGGCGAGGCGCAGGTGACGGCCATCAACGCCGATGGCGGCGTGGTGCTGGCGTTTGAGGAGCTCAAGCTCATGCACGAGCTCGAGGCCGAAGACAAGGCCAGCATGATGTACCCAACGATGCGCAGCACGCCTGCCTGACGGTATCCGTGATCGACCCGCCAACCCATACGATGCGCCACAAGTCGACCATGAGAGATCCCACGGATTTGAAGAGCCAAGAACGCGACGCCGAAAGCGATGAGCTGGTGGCCCGCGAACTCAGGCGCAAGGAGCTGGAGGATCTCAAGTGGTTGATGGCCCATCCCCAAGGCCGACGGATTGTTAGTCGACTGCTGGAGGAGGCCGGAGTCAATCGCACCTCGTTCAACCATAGCGGCAGCGTTATGGCGTTCAACGAAGGACGGCGACACCTCGGCCTGTTTCTCACGGCAGAAGTGCTGCAAGCCGCGCCCGAGGGGTACTTCAAGCTTTTGAAAGAATACCAGGGCAAAGATGAGTGATACGACCGCGGAAGCCAGCACAACGACCACCGACGCTGGGGAACCGAAAACAACTGACGATGTGACTGCCGTGGATACCACGACGGCGCCGGCGGACAACGCAGCCCCCGACACCAAGGCCTCCGTGCCTGAAGTGCCCGAGAGCTACGAGTTCACGATGCCCGATGGCGTTGCGCTCGATAAGACCGCAGCGGATGAGTTCACCGCAATTGCCAAGGAGCTCAAGCTCGACCAGGCAAGCGCGCAGAAGGTCGCCGACGTGGGTGCCAAGATGGCCCAACGTCAGGTTGAAGCGCATGCCCAGCTGGTGGAGTCCTGGGTTGAGAGTGTCAAGACCGACAAAGAAATCGGTGGCGACAAGCTCGCAGAGAACCTGGCCATTGCACGTAAGGCGATCGACACGTTTGGTACGCCCGAGCTTAAGGACGTGCTGAACGCAACAGGTTTCGGCAATCACCCG